GCCAAGGTAGATGCAAAAGAAGCTAAGAAGCTCGAGCGCGAAGCTGCAAAGGCTGAAAAGGAACAAGCTAAGGCTGACGCTAAAGCTGCAAAAGAAGCAAACCGCCAGCCCGAGCAGAACGGTATTCGTCGTCCGGGCCCTGACGGTCTGTGCGGCCAAGTGTGGGGGATTGCCGACACCCTGTCCGCGCAACTGGGTCAAGCTGTGCCTATTGCCAACCTGATTGAAGCTGGCGTCGCCGCTGGTCTCAACCCGAGCAACATCCGCACCGAATACGCTCGCTGGAAGAAATTCCATGGCCTGAGCGGCCGGATTACGTTGCCGGAAGCTGCGTCAGAATAACTTTGCGTTAAACTGTTGCACCGCCCGCTCTGTTTCCACGGAGCGGGCACCCTTACCTCCCAGGCTTTGCCTGTAACCTATGGGATTAAAATGAATATCCAACCGATTGAAAAGCGTCGCGAAAGCGACGGAACTTCCTTACAAGTTCATTCCGTCTTTAATACAATTCAAGGCGAAGGTCCATTCACTGGACGTGCGGCGGTCTTTATCCGCCTCGCTGGTTGTAATCTACAATGCCCAGCGTGTGACACGGATTACACGACCGACCGTTGGGACTCTACACCATTCACACTAACGCAGATGGCGCAAGAAATGCGACCTGCTCCCTCGCTTGTGGTCATCACAGGCGGGGAACCATTCCGCCAGAATATCTACCCGCTTGTGAATTCGCTTATCGAAGCGGGTTACACGGTACAGATCGAAACGAATGGAACACTTCCGCCACCTGACGGCCTTGTGGAACTTTGCGCGACGAATACATCGATTCCGAATAAGTGCTTCATTGTGTGCAGCCCTAAAGCAGGTCGAGTGAATACTATTACCGCGACGCTCGCTTGTGCTTACAAATACGTCATGGCGCATGACAGCGTGGCAGCTGATGGGCTTCCTTTGCTTGCACTTGACCACAGTGCGTCACCGCATGTTGCCCGCCCTCCGGAATGCTTTAGCGGTCCGATCTATCTGCAACCTTGCGACGACAAAGATGTTGTCGTTAATCAAGAGAACTTGAAAGCGTGCGTCAGATCTGTTATGTCACACAATTACGTTCTTCAGTTGCAAGTTCATAAAATTATTGACATGGAGTGATTATGTGTTCGATTGTCGGCGCACTGGTGCAGCGCATAGATACGCACCAAAAGGTTCAAGCTGTTAATGACATCCTAGAACATATCTGGCAAGCCAGTCACGAGCGAGGTCGCGATGGACGTGGGTTTGTCATTAACTCCAGTGCGGAGAGCGATCTGCAAGCATACAAAGACGTGACGCGAAGCAACGGGCGAGCGATGCAGGCGCCTGCTTTGCATAGAGTGTGTCGCTCTGCGACCATTGTCGGAAACCTTCGAGCTGAACCGACTACTGAATTCGTTCGTGAAAAGCGTTTGTCTGATCAGCAGCCCTACACGTCCGGAAATTGGTCTATTGCCCATAACGGCACTATTGCCAACGACCGCGAACTTCGTACGCAAGATCTTCCCACAGGTATTGACAGCGCAGCAATCGCGGAGCAGTTGGCGTCTGCTAATGGTACGCTGGGCGACTTTGTAGAAGTTATCCATAAGCTCAAGGGTAGCTATGCAATCTTGGCAACCCATACAGGGCACACGGACAAACTGTTCGTCGCTGCAAACTATCGCCCAATCTGGTACATCGACACGCCTTATGGTGTCTTCTTTGCAAGCTCGCGTGATTACCTTCCGCAGGAATATCCGTCGCGCATGTTAAAGCCCTACACAGCGGCACTATTCGATATGAATGGTCTGCGTAAAGAAGTGACCTTGTATCGAGATAATGTACAGGGCGAACGTGCGCTGGTCGTGTGCAGCGGTGGCCTGGACAGCGTGGTCAGTGCGGCTTACGCACAGCGGGAACTCGGCTTGGATATCCACCTGATTCACTTTCTGTACGGTAGCCGCGCAGAAGGTCCTGAGGTGAAAGCAATACAAGCGGTCGCGGAGTACCTTGGTGCGGAATTGTCACTGTTTAACCTGCCTGTCTATTCGAAAGGTGATTCACCATTGCTGGATCCCGATAGTAAAGTGGCGGGAGGAGAAGCTGGTGCAGAGTTCGCTCACGAATGGGTTCCTGCCCGGAACCTGCTGCTCCTGTCCGTTGCAACTGCATTCGCAGAGGCGCGAGGCATTGACACCATCGTTCTTGGAAACAACCTTGAAGAAGCTGGTGCATACCCTGACAACGAACCGGAGTTCATTGCCCGCTTCAATGATTTGCTTCCCTTCGCTGTTGGTGATGGAAAGCGAATGCGGGTTATTATGCCCGTAGGCAACCTTATGAAGCATGAGATTGTCGAACTTGGGAACCGCATTGGCGCCCCTATGCACTTGACTTGGAGCTGCTATCGCGCCGGTGAATTGCATTGTGGAACCTGCGGCCCGTGCTTCATGAGACGTAAAGCGTTTGAAATTAACAACATTCCCGAAGTCATTTCTTATAAGGACGAACAATGAAACGAATTACAGCAGAACGATATCACGATATCAGCACGGGCCACCGCGTCGTAGGCCATGAAAACAAGTGCCGTCACCTTCACGGTCACAACTACCGAATTCACTTTGTTTGTGAAGCTGACGAACTGGATACAGTGGGGCGCGTCATTGACTTCGGTGTGATCAAAGAAAAGCTGTGCATGTGGGTTGAGAACTATTGGGATCACAAGTTCCTGGCATGGGAGCGTGATCCTGTAATGACGCTCGCATGTGACCACATGGAGCACGACGAATTCTTTAATGCGTCCGTCGTATTTGTACCGTTTAATCCGACTGCTGAAAACATGGCTCAACACCTTGTGGAAGTAATTGGCCCGCAACAACTCGCTGACACTGGTGTGACGCTGGTGTCTGTCCGTATCGAAGAGACTGCTAAGTGCAGCGCATCATTTCACGCTTAAGGAGCAAAACATGCAAACAAAATTGACTCACGACCGAATTGGCGCACTGGTGGCACAAACCTCTGAAGCGATTCGCCAATACGCACATGGCGGCACAGTGCCGATCGCGGCCCTTACGGCCTACGCTGTGCCACGCGGGGGCATTCCCGTAGCGTATGCGCTGCAAGGCGTGCTCGGTTTCCAGCTTACCGACGATCCTGCCGACGCCGATTTCTTTATTGATGATCTTATTGACAGCGGTTCGACCTGCGAACGCTACTGCGACGAGCATCCGGGAAAACCTTTCTTTGCTCTAATTGACAAGCGCATTGACAGCGAGTTCAAAGATTTGTGGATTGTGTTTCCTTGGGAAGTAACGGACAGTGGCAAGGACGAATCCGCAACGGATGCGATCGTTCGTCTGTTGCAATTTGTGGGTGAAGATGCAGATCGCGAAGGTCTGCAAGAAACTCCCGCTCGTGTGGTCAAAGCGTGGCGCCATTGGTGCAGTGGGTACGGTAAGGACGCCGGTTCGTTGCTCAAAGTGTTCGAAGATGGTGCAGAGCGTTATGATCAGATGGTTCTGGTAAAAGACATTCCAATCTATTCCCATTGCGAACACCACTTGGCAGCAATCATTGGCACTGCATCCATCGCTTACATCCCTGACGGTAAGATTGTAGGCTTGTCAAAGCTGTCACGCCTTGCTGATATGTTTGCGCGACGTCTGCAAGTGCAGGAACGACTCACGGATCAGATTGCTGACGCACTGGTAGAACACCTCCAGCCTTTGGGCGTCGGCGTGCTAATTAAAGCGCGTCATCTCTGCATGGAATCGCGAGGTATCTGCCAGCAGGGGCATCATACAGTGACCACAGCTCTTCGAGGCGCCATCAAAGACGAAGCTCAAACTAGAGCTGAGTTTTTACGTCTTGCGGACTGAATTAACGCCCGTTAAAATGTAGCAAGCGCAGGGCCTACGCGGCCCTGCTTTTGTGACTGGAGGTTCTATGAACATTTTTATGGCGGCGGTATATACGAACTCCTATATGCAGGGTCAGAACCGTTATCTTAAATTGAACGATCGTGAAAAAGATATCGTTCATAATATCCCGCATATCCTGGAGTCATACCACTACATCGGATCACAGCGTTATCTTGACCAGATGCGAGCCGACAATGCACAGGTCTTTCTTGACTCCGGTGCGTTCTCTGCTTACACGCTCGGAGTTGAAATTGACTTGCCAACATATTGTGACTATATCAAGCGCAACATGGATCTTTGGCGTGTAGAAGACGGGGTCGTGATGGCGTCCGTGCTTGACGGTATTGGTGATCCGCTTAAGACATACCAGAACCAGCTCCACATGGAGCAGCTTGGCGCAAAGCCACTTCCCTGTTTTCATGCAGGCGAAGACGAACGATATCTGGAGTATTACGTCCAAAATTACGAATATATCACGCTTGGCGGCATGGTGGGCAGCTCTACGAAGCAGCTTTGCATATGGCTTGACCGCATGTGGGAGCGTTACCTTACCGATGGCAGCGGACGCCCGCGCCTGAAGGTGCATGGATTCGGTATTACCGCCATTCCAATCATGGAGCGTTATCCATGGTATAGCGTGGATTCGTCCTCCTGGATTCAGTCTGCTGCATTCGGTAGCATCATCACCCCAGACTGGGGGCCGTTATCCGTATCAGAAAAGTCACCGTCCAGGCACGACGCTGGACAGCACGCAACGACGCTCACAGCTATCGAGCAGGACTACGTCTTGCAGATGCTGGAGAAGCAGGGTTTCACATATGAGCGTCTGAGTAGTGTGTATGAGTCCCGAGCAGCCTATAATCTGTGGGCGTTCGGTGTTATCAACGAAATGATGAACGCTCAGAACAACTATGAGCAATTCACTCACCAAGTCCAGGAGCTCTTCTAATGCTTGCAGAATTAAAGTTTGTGCAGGGTGCAGTCGCTAAAAAAGATTTCATCCCATCGCTGTCCCACTTTGTAATCGAGAACGGAACAGTCCGTGGATATAACGGTATGCTGGCACTTTGCACGCCCATTCCGTTTGACATTGAATGCAAACCCAAGGCTGAACCGCTTGTCAAAGCGATCAGCAACTGCACAGAGACCGTTCAACTTGCACTAACGGCAGCAGGGCGCCTATCGATTAAGAGCGGTAAGTTCAAGGCTTTTGTGGATTGCCATCCGGACGAAAGCACGCCACACGTTCAGCCTGAAGGCGAGCATGTGGTCATAGATGGCGCTGCAATGCTGCAGGCCTTAAAGGTCGTCTATCCGTTTATTGGTGACGATGCTTCCCGTCCATGGTCGAATGGTGTGTTGCTGTTGGGGCAAAGTGCATTCGCGACCAATAACATCACGCTCGTTGAATACTGGACTGGGTCTAGCGTTCCAAAACCGTTAAACATACCAAGAGCAGCGATTAAGGAATTACTTCGCATTGACGAAGCTCCTGAAGCTGTGCAGATGACCGAGACGTCTATCACTTTCCATTTCACAAAGGGGCGCTGGCTTCGAACGCAACTGTTCGCAACACAGTGGCCTGATCTGACAAAGGTGTTGGGGCGGGATAGTGACCCGCAACCATTGGACGATCGATTGTTCGAAGCACTTAAGACATTGAAACCATTCACTGATAAAGCTGGTCGCATCATTTTTAGAGGCGCTGGTAAAATAGCAACCCATGACGATGAAACCGAAGGGGCTGGCTATGAAATTGACGGGTTTGACCACACTGGCGTCTATCAGATTGATATGCTGAATCTTCTTAACGGTAACGCAAAGTCTATCGACTGGTCTGCTTACCCGTCGCCTTGTATGTTCTTTGGTGACCGTTTGCGTGGCGCCATTATCGGGATGAAGCAGTAATGTCACGAGCGGATATCTGCGGGTTTTTCTGGGACGATACACCACCGCCAAAGCCCCCAAAGGCCGAGAAGCCCAAGCGCACGCCGCCGGAGCGCACTTGGGAGCGTCCAGACTACCTTCCCGGCCTAAACGATGCTTTAGCGTTCCGCGTTCCGCAGTTTGAAGACTGGGAGCTTGCGATCGCTGCTGCAAAGCGCGAACGGTTCGTGTTCGACATCGAGTGCTATTGCAACTATTTCTTGATCGCTTTCACTTCGCTTGCAAGCGGAAAGGTTATCTATTTCGAGCGCACAGCGAACCATGATTTCAACCGCGACAAGTTGCAATGGATTGTCAATACGTTCTGCCTTGTGAGCTTTAACGGTATCGAATACGATATACCAATTCTATCCATGGCTTTAGCTGGTAAGTCTAACGCACAGCTAAAAGCAGCAACGAATGAAATTATTGCAAACGGAACGCGCCCGTCCGATGTGCTTCGCACTTACAAAGTAAAGGCGCTAAAGCCCAACCACATTGACCTGATTGAAGTTGCACCGCTTCGCGCCAGTCTTAAGATCTATGGCGGACGCTTGCACGCTCCAAGAATGCAGGATTTACCGTTCCACCCTGAGACAACTTTGTCCCCTGAGCAGATGGCGATCGTTCGCTGGTATTGCGTCAATGACTTAACGAATACCGCTATTCTTCACGAATCGCTTAAAGAGCAGGTTGAGCTTCGCGAGTCCATGGGTAAAGAATACAAGATGGATCTTCGTAGTAAGTCCGACGCGCAGATTGCTGAAGCTGTTATTGCGGAGGAGATTGAACGCTTGAACGGAGTGCGTTCGCAGCGGCCAGTCATTGAACCTGGAACCCGTTACAAATACAAGATTCCGCACTTTATCAAGTACCAATCCCCTCTCATGAATTGGGCGCTGGATGTTGTTCGGAACGCCAACTTTATTGTTAGCGAAGACGGTAACGTGGGGATGCCCGAAGAGCTCAAGGCGCTACGCTTGCAGCTTGCGAACGGGGTCTATCGCATGGGCATTGGCGGTCTGCACAGCTCGGAGCAGTGTGCCGCGCATTACGCTGACGCCAATACACTGCTCATTGACCGTGACGTGACGTCTTATTACCCGTATATCATTCTGAATCAGGGTCTTTACCCGCAACACTTGGGCCCCAACTTCTTGAAGGTCTATCGCACGCTTGTCGATAGGCGTATTGCAGCAAAGCACGCGGGAAACAAAGTCATCGCAGACTCGCTTAAGATTACGATTAACGGGTCATTCGGCAAGCTCGGAAGTAGATATTCCGTTCTGTACGCTCCCGACCTACTAATCCAGACAACGGTGACGGGTCAGTTATCTTTGCTGATGCTAATTGAGCGCCTGGAGCTGGTAGGCATACCTGTGGTCAGCGCAAACACGGATGGCATCGTTATCAAGTGCCCCACAGCACGCCAAGCGGAATGTGATGCGATTGTGAAGCAGTGGGAGACCGATACGGGTTTTGAAACGGAAGACACGCAGTACCTCGCAGTCTTTAGTCGAGACGTGAATAATTACATTGCAGTAAAGAAAAAGTTTGACAAAGAAACAAAGCAGTGGCTCTACAAGCCGGACGGGTGCAAGACTAAGGGTGCCTATGCAAACCCAGAGAAGCCTTCCGACCGATTGCACAAGAATCCAACGAACCAAATCTGCGTCGATGCGGTCATTGCATTGCTGACGCATGGAACGCCTGTAATGACCACAGTACGCTCTTGCACCGATATCCGGAAGTTCGTGTCCGTTCGTACTGTAAAAGGTGGCGCAGTTAAAGACGGTCAGTTCCTGGGCAAGTCTATCCGCTGGTACTATGCAGCAGGCGAAGACGGTGAAATTGTGTATGCTGACAGCGGGAACAAGGTTCCGCGTTCTGAAGGTGCAAAGCCGCTGATGGACTTGCCTGCAGAATTTCCGCAAGACGTGAATTATGAATGGTACGAGCGCGAAGCCGAGCGGATGCTAGTTGATATCGGTTATATGGAAAAACCGTCGAACTAAAGATTTCTTTGCATAGTTCTAGATTTGTCCTATACTGCAAACACATCCAACACAAAGGAGATTGACATGGGTGACATGGCAGACACGATGAACGCATTGAAAGCGTATCACAAAGAGAAACGGGAAGCGAAGGCTGAGGTGAATATCGGTAAGCTGGAACGCATGGGAATTCCAGCAAGCGAACAGTCCAAGAATGTGTTCCGCATTGACACCGAGCATGGAGCGGTGATGTATTACCCGCCTAGCAACAAGTGGCAACACCGCGGCAAAGTGCATCGCGGTGACGTGCAAGCCTTTAAGGGCTGGCTCCAGAATAACAGTTACCTCTAAGGACTAACATGAAACGCACTAGCACACTGAAAGATCACTTCTACGTTATCTGTGCAATCCTGGCAGGTCTTATTCTGTTTGGAATTGTAGGCGGAATGGATGCTGAAGACGAACAGGCGCAGCTCGAGCATTATTGCGAGATGGTGAAGCTCAACAAAAAAGACCCATCTGCGGGCTGGCCGGATTACGACGGCATCTATAAGACAGCTTGCAACAAGTAAAAAGGGCGGTCACGCATGTCCAGGGACGTGACCGCCAAACCGCGGAGGAGACGGCCGCGGGGCGTTATTTCTTGTTGAGGCTAAACTTGTCGAGTGATCGGAAGCCGAGGTAAGCAGCAGCGGGAGCGATAAGAACCATAGCCAAGTCCCATGACGCACCATGTCCGAAGACGTTTGTTGCTTTAAGGCCTTCGAAGACGATCACATACGCCATCGTGGCGTACCAGCTTTGACGTGCCATCATTGGGCGCGTGTGACGGACGTATTCATCGACCGCGGTATCACCGCCGCGAATGGTTTGTTGCTGCTCAGTGTGTGCAGCTTGTTCGTCCTTAAGGCGCATTTCTTCCATGACGCGAATGTGCTCGCGAATGCTCGCTTCTTCTTGCACCGAAAGTTCTTTAAGGCGAATCATGGTAGCTGGATCTTGCTGCAAGGCGGCTAGGGCCTTCGCGGGGTCTGTGGTGCCAGTAGCACTACCCACAAGCGCAACGCCGGCAGCAACGGCCCCAGGCACGTTCCCAGTCAGCAAACTGCCAACTAATGCAGCTCCCGTCCCCGCATTGTTCTTAAGCCAACTGCCTACGTCTGTCCAATTCATGCTGGATACTCCTTGTGAGGTAATTGCCAATGAGGGCCGTCCTTGAACTTTTTCCAATCACCGCCCCATTCAACGGGAATGCTTAGTTCAGCAGAAGCTGCCTTCATAGCGTCCGCGATCTTAAAGTACAAAGGCCAATCCCAGCGAACCTTCCCGCCAACCAGTGCGCCCAGATCCACAGCGTGACCAGTAAGGTGTCGGCTGTTCATTGTGGTCGTTGCACCAGCCTTAAGGAGCTCGGCCTGACGTTCCTTCGTGCGAATACCTTCTAACACTGTGAAATCAATTTCACTAAGTTGGATCGCACGCTCAACGACCTTAACAAGATCCGAATGAACTTGTTGCAATCGTAGAATGGAAGTCGGGCCGAGTTTGAACATTATTTATCTGCTTTACGGTCTATTTTGTCTTCGATTTTGTCTAGCTTCGCGAAGAGTGCTTTAATGTTATCTTGCAACTCTTCTTTCCGAACATAGTCACCAGCGACAAGAACTTCGAGTTCACCAACCTTCTGAACTAAGGTCTGGTCAGCTTTTTGCAAGTCTTTCACAGCTTGCCAGACAGCGTTAAGAAGAAATCCAATTAGGGCGCCGAAGCCCCCTAGCAACCAGTTAATGATGGTTTGATCCATTTCTTACGCCTTTCTTACAGTTTTGCAGCTTCGACAAACAAATTGTCGATCTGTTCTTCCGTAAGTGGCAAAGCGGAAGCGATGGATTTAACGAGTGGTGAATAACGCTGAACGTCTTGTGCATACTCCCATTCAATACGAGCAGCTTCGCCCTCTGTGCCAGGCATTGCAGCGACAGCGTCTGTAACCACAGTGAGCAACCCTGCATTCAATAGCGCAAGGCGTGCCTGGCGCATACTAACGGTCTGCGGGCCTTCCGGAGGGGGTGCAACGTATTCGGGAAGCTCCGGAGCCACTGCGTCGGGAAAGTTCTTAGCGGTGAAACCGAATCTCTTCACAACACTTTCGTCTTTGACAGCTTTCCAGACCTTAGCTTCGTCATCTTTTTCCAGACGGTAAAGCGTGCCTTCCAGGGTCTTCATAAAAGCATCATGTTCCGGAGTACCCTCTAGGGCATCCAAATCTTCGCGGGTGTTAATTACAACTGACACCATATCGGTTCTCCATCCAATTAAAAAGGTTATTCGAATCTGCCCACTGTACGTGACCAGACCATGCAGCTAGAAACTTTTGCAGCGACTCTGAATCATCTCGTGTAATATACCTTTGAATCTTTCTTTTTGCACGGATGACGGAATCTTTCCTCAGTAGTTTGTGAGTGGGCCAAATACGGTATCCAAGGAAGTTAATACCTTGACTGATTGGGCTTACTTGCCACTTACTGATTCGCATACCCAGTTCGTTAAACGAGAATTCCTGTATGCGATTAAATATACGGTGAAGCTGCTCAGGATCGTCTCCTAGAATAACAACGTCGTCCATATACCGCGCCCAATGACGCTGGCCCAACTCAAAGTGAATAAGCCTATCCACCGCGCCACCATACACGTTAGCGAATAGTTGGCTGGTAAGACTACCGATAGGCAAACCCTTTCCGGTCTGCGGAATTATCTCACGCAGAATGTTCAGCGTACCCTGACAGCTAATCTTGCGATCGATCATTCGGTGGAGAACGCTGTGGTCAATGCTTGGAAAAAACTTACTGAAATCGGTCTTAAGAAAATACTTGCAGCCTGTGCTTCTTAAGCTGGCTTGAATATGTTTGACGCCTGCGTGTGTTCCTTTACCTGTTCGACAAGCAAACGTATAAGGCATCAAAGTCTTTTCGAATATGGGTGCGACCACATTGCATGTCGCGTGCTGAACTAATCTGTCTTTGAAATCAAGTGCAGAAATAAGTCGTTCCTTAGGTTCGAAGATTGTGAATTGGCGGTATTCGCCAATCTTGTATCTTCCCTCCTGGAGTTCTTTCTGTACTTCCAACAAATTAGCTTCGGCGTATTCTTTGAATTCCAGAAAGCCGAATGTCCCACGCTTACCCTTTGACGTCTTGGTGTAGGCGTCCCGTAAGTTGTCTATGACCACAATCTGGTCGATTAAGTTTCTATGTTTCTTTGCCATAAAGAAGTTGGCAGCGCCTTTCGATATTTCACTACTCTGCGCTCTACCAAACCGTGTAGAGTGTTTCCCGAAGGAGGACAGAACCGGCTGACCACACATTAAATGGTCTGCTCGCAAAGCCTTAGCGTTTGCGAAGCGATAACATTGTGCAGACACAGCAGCCGCGGGCGCCGATGTTGTTGTTCGAATTCCAAGGATAATTGTTCCAATTCGAGCATCGCGAACCAGAGTTCGACCCGTTGTTCCAGTTGCCCCCAAAGAGCGCAGCATTATTTCCCGGCCTGCCCTTTGCGTCGCCTTGTCTTTATCCAACTGACCAACGGCTGTCCCACTTCGGCGACCTGCAATTGAGCGGTCTGAAGCTGGTGTGGCGTCATGCAGTGTATCGAGACAAGGAAGCGCATCCAAAACCGTAGATTCGACAGAGCCGCTTCTACGGAATAGATTTCTGAAACCCGTTTCGACTTGCCAGCCTGATGCAATACCTCGGGAATGCCGAGTAAGCAGGTCAGGAACATATCTCGAGCGATTCCGTGTTTCCGCGGAATGGATTGTGCAATCGGATAAAGGTAAGCGATGACTCGCTCGTACTTTTCCAGGATTAGCATCTGCTCGAAACATTTAACGGCGTCCGAAACGGGTTCCATTATTTAGATTACTCAAATTTCAGGTGGTCACATACGCCGCGGGCGCCGACGTCGCTGCCCGAATACCAAGGATAACTGGCCCAAAGCGAGCACCGCGAACCAGAGGACGACCCGTCGCCCCAGAGGCCCCCAAAGACCGCAGCAACTAGAGCGATATCGCTGTAGAGATAAAGCGAACCGCGCCCACCGGATACAGCACGCCAGTTCCAAGGTGTAGAAGCCCCGTCTTGGCGGTAGCTAAACTCATCTCCCCAAGTCCAAAGAACGCCAGTCGCTTGGATAACGCCCCAGCGGGACGTGTAGGCAGCGTTCAGAATTGTGCTGACCTGATCTGTACCGACAGAAGACGCTTCAGTAGAGCCATATGCAAGAGCAGAGAATTCGCTATATGTCGGAAGACGTTTGCCATGCGATTTCAGCACTTCAGCAGCTTCCCACCAGTTCATAGAAGCATAAGCGTTCGTTCCTGTACCGCCAAACTTCGTCGGAATCTTAGGAGGGCTAGAACCGTCAGCCATTGTGACGTTATATTTTGACGTCCCGTTAGTCAAGTGATCAACGCCTGTGAAATAAATGTCAGCCCAGAACCCACCTGCTACCAGCGTCATTCCGCGTGGATCAATTGAAGCTGGACGGAACTTAAGATCCCAGAAGCTGTATTCGTTAATCTGCGGAGTAGTGTTGCCACCAGTTTGAGCGGCAGCGTTACCGCCCGGGGCGTAGTGGAATCCACCAATTTTGCGCCAGTTACCAGCGCCTGGAGGTGATGTAAAGTTTGCACTCGCTTGGATCGTTGCGTCGTCTTTTACCCAGACCGCATAATCGGTTCCGTTTGTAAGTGCAGGCATCGTGATCGCGGTCACAGTAGTGTATTCCACCGTCTTACCAGCGACGTCAATCTTACACGCTTTAATGGAAGCGGTTCCGTTGCCTGTCTTTGTAAAAAGAACAGTTTCTGGATCCACTTTATAAAACAGACCGAACTTACCCATCAAGTCAGCGTACTGCTTAGTCGCAGCGCCAAGAGCGAGTGTAGGGTCTGCGCTTAGAATCAGCGGACCTGTCATTGTGTCGCCTGCGATATCCACTTTGCCGTCGCCTACAAAAGAACTCAGCAAAGCAAGCGTCAAGCTCTTGTCTTCCGTACCTTGGCGGGTAAGAAGCAAGTCGGTTCCGCTTGTGGTAGAAGCTGCGACAAGATCTGCCAGCGTTACCTTAGTGGCGCCCAGTTTGGACGTGATGGTGGCTTCGTTACCAGCAAGCGAAAGGATTGCAGCTTGCTGATCGAGCAGCTGGCGAACCAGTACTTCTTCTGTTGCAGTTAATGACATGATTACAGTTCTCCAAATTGACGTGAGGTTGCCATAATGACCACATTGGCTCCGCCGCTTACGGGCTGATTACCGCCAACGGTTGCAGTGCCAAGGGTAAGTGTTGCACTGCTGATCACTTTCAGCGTATGCACGACACCAGCCGCTCCCTTGTACCCAATAGCGACAAGGTACTTATTAGGATCAGCACGATCAAACGCTTCCAGGCGGATGACGCTTTCTGGTGTAGTAAAAAGACCGACGCCATTTGCATCGGATACTTTGTCGCGGTTGAACAGACGGAACACCTTTTGGAAAAGCCAGTTCAACCACTGGGCTGGTAAAGGTTGCCCGCGAGCCCCTGCTGTCTCAGGTATAAAACCCGACGTCATTACAGCGTCTGGGGGTTGCCCTACGTTCTGCTGACCGTCAGGATAACCGACGTACTGTTCCGCAAACTGAATCATTGAAAGACCCCTGTCAAATTGTCATGGCCGATTGTGGTCAAAGTGTTTGGATTATACACAGCGAGCGTCGGACCACCGACGTCTAAATAACCAATCCCGACATCAAGCTCTGCTGGAACAACTCCGCCGAATGTGGATGCACCAGTTGCAATCGCAGAAGACGTCACTTGGATATCACTACCGTCAGCGGTCAGATAATCCTGTGCATCATTAACGAATAACTCTCCCGGAGCTGGTTCGCGTGAAAAACGGAATGGCTTATCGGCAAAAGAAACCGCGACAGGAATGTCACTAATTGCAGCGGGTGACAAGTCCTGCATCGCAAGTTGAATCTTTTCATCTACAAAGAAACCGTTCGTGAAAAGAAGTGTAGTGGCGGGGTACGCTTCCAGGTACTGACAGTCGGTTGGATCGGTCAGGAACTTGAGCCCGCGTATCAGATTCGTTGGCGTCCCCTTAGAGATATTGACAAACACACGGAACTTAATGGCGGTCCGATATGCGTCATCTGTACGCCCTTGACGAGCTTCGCCGACAATGTATCCGCAGCCGTCAAGCTGCTTTCCAATAGCAGTATCAATCCAGCGATCGGAAATTAAGCTGTCTGCATTGTCTTCCAGCGTAGTGAGCGGCCCAACGATTGCAGCCATTAGGGCTTTAATCTTGGGAGAGTTCTCGAATTGACCAGTTAGTCGAGAAACTGCAAGGGTTGCATAATCGAACATCTTTACACCCCGACCACAGTGATTCGCGCTTCGTCAAACAAAGCAAGCTCCGCACGCGCCACCGATACGTTCAATGTGCTATAAGAAGGCGTGTCCGAGATAAGATTAGTCATTGCAGCTTCCACCGTAATGGAACCGATTCCGCTTGTTGCGGAATAGATCGGGCCGTAGAAACGCTGAGTGATAATGTCTTCACCGATGCCAATAGTATCGGCAAACGCTATGACAGCAGTCTTAATCGCTTGCACGACTTCGGTCGTAAGAACTTCTTCGGGGTTTAGCGTGTTCACACTAACGCGAATCCATGCAAACTTGTCAGCAGGACGCGAAAACTTACAAATCTGAATATCGCCGTTCTCGTCCAGAACTTGAATACTTGTATTGCCGTAAGTTTCAATTCCAGCGGGTTTAACTTCGAACAACTTATCAGCGACCGCTTGATTTGAACCGCCGTCAATTACTGCTTCAAATGAATGCGGAGGAAGATTAAAAGAGTCGATTACGTTTGTTCGGTTTTCATAGATGGAACAATAAACAACAGAATCCACTTCTGCAAGCATACGAGAACGAATTGCCTGTGCTGTTGCAGCTCCAGTCACGCGAACGCTGTTGGAGTGTCGGTTGCGAAGTTCTTCGTCTGTTTCAACAAAACGTCCAGTGGCGCCAGCAACAAGGTTATTCACTTCGTCCCACCCGACAACGGAACTATCCATGCGGGTCAAAGCGTTTGCAGGCAGTGCATAAGCGCCATTATCCAGGGCGGTAAAAACGACAGGCGTTCCAAGTGTGGTAATGGCGAGCTTGCTATCCACACTGAGCGTGAAGTCGCTATATAAATCCGCAGAGCGAAGACGCAACTTACCGCCTTCCGCAGTTGCAAGGAAGTTATTCGCGTCGAATAGTGGCGCCAACCCTGCTGCAATTTCTTCAGCAGTAGCACTAGCGTCGGACGTATATACAACACTCACACCGTTCGCGATCACTTGATACGTCGCAAGGTTTGTGACCGTATGGGCTTCGATAATTACATCACCGGAACTTGAGCGACTGATAACGCTGTCTGCCGTGGTGACATATTGTCGATTATCCAGCGAGCGTGCAAGCGCACCAGCGGGGATCAACGTGCTTTCAGTACCGTAGCACATAGCGACCACAGTTGTCGGCGTAGCGCCCAGGCGCTCTAGCCCTACAAACGACACCGCGCCGTCTAGCGAAGTACCTTCCGCAGTTGCGGGATACATGCTGTCATAAGTGTTCTGCAGAGCTTCGTAGGTATCGTCCAGCGCAGCGGAAAAGATACCAATGATTTGACCGACCACAGCATCCGCGTTCGTATTGACAGGGCCAAGCGCATCAGTGAAGCGTTTGTCGTAGTCGGTTTTGATTTCGTTTAAGCGGGGACGTTCGAACCCCTGTACGGTTAAGCTCATGCGGATACCTCGATGACCCCGTAGGGCGTGTCTGCTGTAAATTCAACGGAAAGTTTCCGCGTTGAATTGCTGAATGTGTAATCGAAAGACAATATCTGGCGAACGCCTTGAACTTCTAGAATGCTTTTGCGTAGCGCAGCAAGAGCGCCAGATAGAGTTAATTGCTTGCCTAGGATCTGCTGAAGGTAAGGGGTTCCGAATTCGGTATCAAGGAACCACTCACCCCGCCAGAGCTTTAGTTTGATGAGTAATTGTTGGCGCACCTGTTCAGCAGCATCCACCAGCTTCAGATCTAGCGAACTGGTGTCAAGGTCGTGGGATGTTGTGAGCGCGATATCAAGCATGTCGAGGATGATAACATTTCCAATCTAAGTCCATCAAGTTATAGGCGTCAAACAGGAGCTCCCGTATTACCGCCACCAGGCTGCACACCGCTATGAACGTGAGTATGAAGCGTCTTGCCATTGCTGGTAAGGTTTCCACTACTGTGATTGATGTTTCCAGTAATTGCGGTTCCGTTACCGCCACCAGTGCCCGCCATACCGTCTTTATAAGTCAGCAGGCCATCTGTGGTCAGCGTTCCTGTGTTTTGTGTGCTCGGCGTGTTAATAGTCGTTCCGCCAGGAGCGTTAATTTTAAGTTCTCCGCCTGCTGTAAGGCGTATGTAAGCAGGGCCGAAGAACATAGTCATGTCGGCATTGTTCCCGCTATCACCCTGACCTGCGTTTCCAAGGTCGCACATTACAGCGTAAGCATCTTGTAAGTCAAACATGCGCCGATCGTCTGTGCCATCGACTGCCTGTTGCGAAAATACAAGCAGGCATTTATCACCCGCTTTTACAGGACCTTTGACACCAGCAGAACCACCTGCAAACGAAGGCCAGCAGACACGCACATTCGGAATGATAGGGTAATCCAGGACGTCACCATCTGCGAATCGTTTCTTAGGTGTCGGGGCCACACGAGCAAGCCCGTTCGCATAAGAAACAATCGTCGCGGGAAGTGCTGTATTGACGTCAAGCAGTTGGGACCGAATAAGGCCCATGAGTGCTTCGACTGGATTGTTTGATGTTTCGGACATTATTTTACATACCTTAAAGTCAATTCACTGTGCCATTCGTTGCCATGAGTGTCACCGCTATGCGTAAGCTCTTCAATACGAAAGAACTCACCGTCAATTCCAGCTGACTTCACTTGCACATAACCGCCGGGCTCTAGCAAAGGCTGCAACAAGCTCTTGACCTTATAACCCAGGACCTTCAGCATCTGTTGGACTTCACCATCTTTGTCGCGCTCAGTAGTTTTCCGAACGCCAGGTTGTTTTTCCGTAATGCCTTCTTTAGCCGCTGCCTTTTCGGTCATTGTTTTGGACTCGCCCATAGGGGAACCGATAAGCCCAGTGTCAGGTGACAGCAGATAGGCCTTTTGCTTAAATACGCCACCCTTCTTAATGATCTGGATCTCTCGGTTCTGTATGCTCCACTCTAGACCTCCGTTCTCGCACACCTTGTCCATAGCATCGCGCACACGCCCAACGAATGCAAAGCCTGCGGGATACTGTTTCTTGGCAATATCCGTTGGCAACGGACGCACAGGAAGACCGAACTTCTTACTGATGGCGGTCACGACTTGCTGAACCGTTGCGCCCTTAGCAAAGGACAATGAAATCTTGGCGTCACGGAACTCCATGAACCCGTCTTGCATTTCTAGCTCGGTGACCCAGTCAGGGCCTTCCCGAACGGTAAGAGTGCGAGTGATGTTTCCACTAAAGATAGTCTGGGCGCCAATGTCTTCGCTGTAACCCGCTTTCAGCACCATCACATTTCCAATCACTTCAATAAGCGAACGGGTTGCAGGCGCAGCATTCCAGATCTTCACTGTGCATTTATTCGGGGACTTTGTTGCACCCTTTTGGATGCTAAACGAAAAGCGAAGGTTGGACAGTTCTTTACTGTCACCCCCTTCTTTACCAATAACCAGCGACGCGACACGGTTAAACAACATGGCTTATTGATCCCAAAGTGTGGAACCAGTGTCCCAAGTGGAAAGACCGCTATCCCATACCGTACCGATGACAGCTTCACCAATCTGCTGACGTACAGGTTGAGCAGTGACCACAGCATCCGCTTCGTAATAGTACAGCCCGAAGGTCACGCCAAGGTCGCTATATCCGGGGCGTGCGGAAGAACCCTTTTCCTGGATAAAATACAGATCACCGAAAGGAAGAAGTTCGTTCTTAAAGCGTCCGATTAGCGGATAGTTCTTTACCATTTTCACATTCGTGAGCAAGGGTGACTCGTTTGCCTCCATAATGGAAAGCGTAAAGTAACCGAATCGCTCGTTCCAAAGGACGCGCAGGATATAAGGGTTTCCATCCAGCTCTACGCTGACAAGCTGATCCGTTGTTTCCGGTTGCAGTGGGATCTTTTGAATGAGCGACATTATTTTAGAATCCTTGCTAGTGTGCTGGAAGGCTTCTGAACTGTTTCAGGCTGCTTCTTGCCTGCGTCCTTAGTTGGTTCAGTTTTCTTACCAGTGCTGGCATCGCCCTTGGCATCTTTCTTAGGGTTAATACCATCAGGGACATCCACCATCATCGTCGCGACCTTGCGAATGTGAATAAACTCCGCATTGAATTCCAATGCTTCGCCCACACCAGCTGAACGCGGGATTGTCACGTTTGTCAAAACCATGTCGTCATAGATACGATGCTTCGTATAGACCGTCATCGGTTCTTTAAGCTTCAGCAATTCGTGCAACAGATCGAAAGTGGTTTGTGTTCGGTTGCCTGTGCGCCCAAAATTAAGAATCCCGTTAATGGATTGGCTTAAAGTGAGCGGGCTATCAGTCACAAAACCTTTAATCGTCAGTTGATCCGCTTGGTCGATAATGTGGTCAGTTACAGGAGCACCAATTTCAACGGGGTTGCTAGTTGCCTCAGCGGACCATTCGTGCGCCTCTTCCAGAACCGCATCAAGTTCAATGTTTCCGAACATATTGCCGAACGATGTCTGCAAACTGTTCCCGCCAAAGAAAAGTCCAATCATGTTTCGTCCTTAAGGCGCATAGACCGCAAGATCGCGGGCAAGTTTATCATTAGCACCATTCGCGAACGACTGCTGTGCAGCAGTTTGCAGGAACTTAGCTTGCTCGGCAGTAGTTCCAGGAGGAACGGTGACTGTCACGTTTGTATTGCTTTGCACATTCGGGCGCCCTGCCCCCATAGCGGACGGCGCCATTTGCGCCGGTGTAACGGTATTGGCAGGGGTAACGCCAGGGCCTGCAGCGCCCGCAGTCGCCCCACCAACACCGAAAAGCGAACCCGCTTTCGTGAGTAAGTCAGCGACCCACTTGCCCAGCTCGGTGAATTTGTCCCCAAACCAAGAAAACAATCCAGCGAACCAGTCTTTAACCGTCTGCCAGTTTGCAATGAGCAAAGCGCCGGCAGCGATAAGCGCACCGATTGCGATGACAATAAGTCCAATCGGATTTAGCGCCATGACTGCATTAAGTGCGAACGCAACGACAATGAGCCCTCGCTTAACTGCTGCCACTGCAATGATCGCGGCCTCGTAGGCTTGCAGAGCGAGCGTGTATCCAATGACAGCAGCTTTCCAGACTGCAAACATACCGACCACAGCTCCAATCGCAGTCGCTACGCCGAGAACTGTGTATTTAACGTCTTCCCAGTTGCCAATGAATGCACCAATAACAGAATCACCGCCCTGGATCCACACATACAAGTCTTCCAGCACCAGCGTGATTGCTGTAATGATAGCGACGATCTTAAGGAACGGGAGCATTGCAGCAAGACCAGCGAGTCGGAACGCTGAAAGGATTGCGAGTGCTTTAGCGCCGAATGCAACACCGATCATCATGCTAATGAAGCGAAGCATGTTTGCCCAGCCCCCAAAAGAATCCACAAGACTTTCAATGCCCGCTTCAATCTTATCGAACACCGTAAGAATGGCATTCGCAATCGTACCGATAAAGTTCGAGTCGCGGTTCATCTTGTCGATCATACGCGCAAAGCGGTTCCCGACGACAGTCATTGCACGACCGACAGTCATTGGCATCTGCTTAAACTTTTCACCGAAGTAATCCGACATCTGTCGGGTCGCTTCAATAACTGCTTTCGCTGTAAGTTTGCCGTCAGCTGCCATCTTCTTAAGCTGCTCACGAGGGATCTTCATGACCTCTGACAGCTTGTCAAGATACTGGGGAGCTGCTTCTGCCATGGAACGGAATTCGTCACCTTGCAAAACACCTGAAGCCAATGCTTGCGAGAATTGCGTCATTACTGCTGACGCTTCTTGCGCACTTGCACCGCCCACGACAAGGGCTTGCGAAATGGTGTCCGTGATCCCTAACAGGTCTTCTTGAGTTGTGATGTAGTCTTTGGCAGCGTTGCCGACTTTCGTATAGAGTGAAGCATAGGCGTTAATCTTTACACCTGACGCACTTGCACGACGCGCAACTTCGTCGAACGCGTCACCAGCTTCACCCACAGTCTGCGGGAGCATACCAATCCGGGAGCGGATGCTTTGCATCTCGTCCCCGATGGTAATGATTGTCCGCACCGTTGCAAAGCTGGCCACAGCAGCGGCGATATTCCGAAATGCAGTCGCGGCTTCCTCAGCTCGGTCTTTTACACGCTGCACACCTTTCTCAGCGTTGTTGAGCTGAGTCTGGTTGAGCGAAAAGCCTAGTCGAGTTATAAGTTCGCGGACAATCAATTCATCACCTCTGTGTCTTTGCTGCTTCGTACTGGGACGCTTCTATGTCTGTTTGCATGTCCAACAATGCGTTGAGCGACTGCAAGTCTTCCACCGTAGCAGTTCCATCCTTTACCTCTCTGAGCGTCACTTTCCCTGCAAGGATAGGACGCCAGATCCACAGCTCGTCGCTTACTTCGTCGGCGAGCTTTCCAGGGACACTTGGCCCGTCTTCGCGCCTTCGATCAGACCGCCAAAGCGGTCCATCATGGATGCGAAAAAAGGGGCAAACTGATACCTCGCGACTTCAAAGATCAACTGGTAAAGGTCGAACAGGTTTTCGGTCGTAAAGCACTGATCAATATCGGTCCCGGATTTAATAAACTTCTTGTTCTCTACACTGAACACCTTTGACTCGGCAAACAACGGAAGAACGATATTGTCCATCACGGACTCGTCCAAGTTCTCCGAAAGCACTTTTGCAGCTTGTTCGACATCCATATCCATAAGACCTTTGCCCTTGCCCGCGGTGGCAATAGTGCCGATGATAGGCACAGCAATCTTCTGGATTCGCATCAGCAGCTTATTGGCTGCAAACGCATTCATGCGAACGCAAGTGTATTCACGTTGGCCGATGATAAAGGTTTCTTGTTGCATGTCAGTTCCTCGAGTGTGGTCAATGCGGTGAGTATAGCAAAACGGGGCCTTGTGGGCCCCGTTTCACTTCCCTCAACTTAGTTGCCACCACCGTGGAAGATCTTAAGATCTGCTGCGCTAAACACCCAGACACGTTCGCCAACTTCTTTACCGAACGTGGCTTCGGGTAGGGTCTTGATCCAGCACTGCGTGGCAGCAGCTAAAGAGCGACCGGAACCATCGAGCACACCGATCGGAATAACGATCAGTCCGTCATTGGTAAGATCGTCCGCTGCAAGCAATGCAGACAACAAGTCATTCGCACTGCTGGTCTGCAAGAGCTTGAACTCGAATTCGCCCATCTTATTGGCGTTACGAGCTCGAGCAACACCGCCATCAGTACCGACGCGAGTGAAGTACATGTCCTCAGCACGTCGAGCAATGATAGAGTCACCGTCACTAAAACCTGACAGGATGACGCCACCGACCGTGACGATCACCTGCGAGGGATCATAGGAACCTGTCAAAATAGCACTCATTCATTTCTCCTTAGAGTTCGTATGCCAAGGCGCCAGTGATTTCCACGACGTGGATCGCACCAGCAAGGCGGGCTGTAAAGCCAAGCGACAAGACACGGGATGCCTTAATGCTTGGCGCCAGTTCCACAGAGCGCGGATAGGTGATAACGAAACCTGGAACGGTCTGGTCGTTTGCGTCCAGTTCGTCCGGTGCAATACCGCCCACGTTCTGGCCCTCTTGCAACGACTTCCGAAGGTTAGTCACACAGAGCTGAATGCCTTGGTCTGTATATGGAACCTTGTCACGGTTGATCATCATCTGGGTCATATTGACCTGGATGGTGTCTTTCAACCAGTCGCGGAAGCGAATAACGTCAATCCATTCGCCTGCGGAAACTTTGCCAGGGTTCGTCAGTGCAATGCTGCTCTGATAGAACTCAAACGTATTACCGCCCTTATTGACCACAGTTTGTTTCTGCGTACTGGTCAGCGGTGACGGGGTCACGCTTGCCAGTTGCTTCAGCGCCCAAGTTTCACCGCCCGGCTTGATCGTGAATACACGACCGGCCCAAGCTGCGTCAGGGTACTCGGTAGCTGCGTTCGTATGGAACAGAACTGCTGTGCGATAATAACGGGTGTTTTTCAGCGTGCTGATCAAGTCAGTCGTGACGGACGGGTTAAGAACGTCAGCTTCATTGGTAGCAGTGATGAAGAGCTTGTCATTCGCCTCAGTCCATTCGGCAGCGTCCAGCTGAGTGTCTTTAACACGCTCAGTCAGAACAAGGCCATACCATGCAGAATCCTCATCCAGGATCGCATCAAGGTCGTCAGCAACTGCAGAAGCAGCAGCCAGCGGAGTGATTGCGCCCCATTGCAGGTGGCTCACCAGTTCCACAGAACCGACAGTGCTAATCCAAGCGATTTCCAACGTGTCGCCTGCTACCGTAGCAGTGATCACTTCGTCGGTGTCGCCTGTAACGGCAGCAGCCAGGCCGGTAACGATCTCAGTTTTGGTGGGCGTACCGTCAGCCGTGTAGCTGTACGATTCACCATTAACTTTGAACGAGTAGGTACCCAATGCAATCAGGTCAGCAACCTCAATCACTGCCTTAAGCACAGCACGACGGCCCACCTTAACCTGACGCGGACGCGGGATCTGGCCGAAGCAATCGGACAGAGCGGTCAGCAATGCAGGGGGAAGATCGTCCTCGGATGCTGCGTTATAGCTGGTATAAACGCGAACACGCTCAGAGAAGGTCATCAGCGGCGCGACGATCATCGGAGTACCGAAGTCGCCTCGCGTGACACCAGTCGTCTGGAGCGCGATTTGTACTGAAACAATATCGTCAAGGGATGCCATTGAAAAACTCCTTATGTCAAATCAAGCCCACTATAACACAGTGGTGATAACTTCCGCCAGATCCGGATTCACTTCATCAAACTCAGGAGTCTGATTCGTGACGTAATTTGTCGTCGTTTCCACCGTCTCGATCACGCCGACACGGTCAAGAAGCTCCGTACCAAAGCGAACGAACAGATCCACACTGGCGCGGGGTTCCAGTTGCGAATTATCTAGCTTGTATGGAACATTGAGCACGTTGCCAATGTCATACAGTGCAATCTTTTGAAGTTGCCAAGTTTCCAGAACTGTGGTGCGCGACAAGTTGTCACGCAAGTCTGCACAAGCAACATCGGAGTCAGGCCCAAAGCGTTGCACCTGTACCGTGATTTCACGCACACCGCTCACAAGCTGGTCGCCGTCGGTAGTTACCCCTTGGCTGTAAGTTGCGTCGCCTATTGCCCGCTGTGCGGAAAGGCGGATCGTCCAATATGGAAGCGGGGGACGCGGCGAATTCTGATCAGCGAAGATCAGTGTCTCGGCGCCGATAAGCGCCTTGACTAAAGTGTAGAGCGATGCCTTAACGGTCATTTCTTAAGAGCAGGAAGCTTCTTAGCCCAGGCCGCGCCTTCCTTGCGACCCTTGCTGATGTTAATGGCGGTCACTTGTGCAACTGCCTTTTCACGACCTGCGGCGCCCGTGTAGCAAGTACCACCTTCGGACGACTTAAAACCTTTGGCGCCATTCAGCGTGCATTCAACGACTTTAGCGGGCATTTTAATCTCCGAGATATTTCATAATGCGAATATACCAGCCATTGACTTTGACGGTACAATTTCCATCTGACCACAAGCGGAACTCGCCAGGGTTAGTCTTTACAGGTAGCGAACCGATATAGAACGGGATGTTCGCTAGGATGTTGTGAGCGCCAGCTGCCTTAAACGTCATTTCGTTCGTTGGGAGCGAGAAAGCAATCGCGTCACCAATAGCAAGCGCCAGCTCACTTTTCACAACTTGGTTCGCGCCAGTAGTCGTCACAACAATGTCAGCGCGGAATTCAAGCATCGTCTTGACAGGCAATTCCGTCAGCACAAGCTGGTTCGTTACCGCGTTCCAAAGGTTCGTTACACCTTCGGGCATTGCATTGGTGACGCTATACGGGCCCAGCTTGTTGTTCGTCAGCTTTGTCCAGGTACTAGCAACGACGTTAATAGGCGTCACAGCCGTTGCGGAGTCGTTGTAATCAACGAAACCGATTTGTCGTTGCAAGGATTCAATTTCTGCTTTAGCTGCTGCGAAGTTTGCACGCACGCCAGCGGTCGTTGCATTGCCTAGCGGCGGTACTGCCACGTTGATATCGCTTGCCATTTAGGGCCTCTTTAATGCGCCGGATGTCCAATCGGAATCCGTTGTGAATTTGAATACCTTTGCGCCGATGTATTTGTAGTGACTAATCACTGCGGACTGGTTTGCAAAGATGCTGACTAATTCGTAACCGTAACCCTCATGGGCAATGATGTCAGGTTGCACACCTTCGCCATCAGCGGTCACTTTTAAGCGGTCCGCCGTGTAGAACTTAACAAAGTCCGACAGATGACGACCTTCTGGGAGCGACTGCATATCCTGTCCCATGACCACAGGTTGCGCCGATGCCATTGTGGTCAGTGTAGATCGTGCGCCAGCAGACCAGTTCCCGTTCAAGTATGATCCAACTGCTTCACGCAGTACGGTCTTCAGTTTGCGGAAGCTGCTCATGCGCGTCTCCCGCGGATGCTGATCTGCACAGCGTTCGCCATTGCACCGCTATCGACAAGCGTCTTAGTGGAACCCTTCTTAGCGCGAACAGTGCTTTCAGCAAGACGGGGAAGAATGTTCCGCCCCGTAATTGTGTTCTTAATTCGATCTGCGTGCTTCTGCCCAATCACAGTCAGTGCAGCGTTTGCAGTTTTGCGACCTTGCACCATCTGATCGCCTTGGCGCTGAAAATCGGTGTTAATTGCTTCGACGTTTTCATCGAATGACATTGCCATGAACGGACGCGACGGAACTTCATCTGTTCCGAATTCGTTATAGGACGCATATTCAGCGATGCTAGTCCCTTCGTTCTGAGACCCTTCCAGGATACCGACAGCGACTTCCAGGCCTTTAGCTCGTTCGAGTTCTCGAACGATTCCTTTCCAGCCACGGTCGATATCTCGGACGGCCATTATACTTCTACCCGAGTCATGATTGCTGCGCCAAAACAAGCCTTTGTGATGTCAAGGTACTGCTGACCGTAGGAAGTCTGGCCGAGATAGGTGTCACCACCTTTCACGCCGCCATAACTACGTTGCAGATCCCCTTCTTTCTCGCTTGTAACGGCCCCCAGGGCCGCGGCGCCACCTTGGCCCGAGCGTGTGCTAAGAGACAGCATGTGCGCCGCGTACAGCGCCCGCGCCATTGCCGCACGCTCTGCGTCCAAGCAACCAGCATTCACAAGGTTTCCCGCCATCGTGAGCCATTGATTCACCGTTGCGTCATTGGCGCTGGCAAACTCTGGCGCCAAAAGGCGGAAATACTCGAGCTCGGTCATTACTCAGCAGCCGGAGCAGTTGCAGCAGCTTCCGCCGGAGCAGCAGCAGCAGGGGCAGCGGGTGCGCCAGGCTTCTGTGCAGCAGGTTTCGCAGCCGGTGCGGGT